CATGACCATCCAGACGTTAGAGGTTTTTATTATTTCGTTCCGCAAGAGCTTTACAGCAAACATGAGGATGAAATTAAGACTACGTGCAAGGAAAAAGGTGCAGGCTTAATTGTAGATGGTTATCCAATCACAACTGTTTTAAAGCCGAAAATCCGCAAAGATGTTAAACCATTAAGCGATAACGGGTATATACATTATCTGCGACTGTTCGCTAAAAAGTGGGTAAGAGTAAGGGAGGAACAACAATGACGATTGAAGAGCTGTATCAATGGGCGAAAGCTAATGAATGCGTCGATTATGAAATCAACATCGAGTGCTACGATGAAGATGGTGATGTATCCGAAACATGGCTTGATGATGTATTGTTGTTGAAAGTGCGTGATAATAGCAGCGATATATTGATTAAATGCGCTGAATAGAGCTTTAAAAGAGAAAACTGCAACAAGTTGCAAAAATCTCTTGTAAGGTGTGGGCATTGAGAGGTGGTGATATAGTATGAAATCTAAAGCATATTGCTTTTCCAACGCCGCAGACTACGATATTGATGATATATCGGAAGAAATAACATTCGCTGAAACGCCGGGCAAAGCAAAACAAGATTTTAGCATGGAGAATGGCATCCATTACAAGGACATCAGAGTGCAGCGTTTGCCTTGGGCTGACAAATACGAGAGCGTTGACAAAATTCCTGTTAAGGAATGGTTAGACCACGGATGGCGTTTAACTTGTAATATTTGCGGTGCAATAATAGAAGATGCGACAACTTTTTACATCAACAATGAAGGGTTCTACTGCAAGAAGTGTTTTGATAAATGGGAGGAAGAAAATGACAGTTGAAACAACGGTGACGGGAATATATTGTTATCCTGAATATAATTTCCCAATAACTTTATATGAGTGCGATGAGTGTGGTGCGGTTTTTCTTGACCGTGATGATGATTATAAATATTGTCCTTACTGTGGCAGAAAAATTGTGGACGAAAAGGAGTAAACAAAATGACGGTAGAAGATTTGATTGAAATATTGGAGAGACAAGAACCCTATGGAGAGGTATTTATCAGCGTTGAAGGTCGCCAATATCCTGCGTCAAGGGTTTTGCTCCCAATAGGTTGGGAAGAACCAGATTATAGTGTTGTAATTTCTGATAATTAAGCCCATGGGCGCGGCGGCTGGGTTGCCGAACGGCAGTAGGTTGCGGACTTGGCAACGGTAGGCCCATTATTGTTATGGACTGATGAAACAGGCCTGCGTAATAAAATCCAAGAATTCCCACGCCGCCGCTTTTTATAAAGGAGTGATAGAATATGAAGCAAACCTGCGATATATGTAAGCACGAAAGCGGAAGTTGTAATCGTTATCTAACAGAGGATAGCAGAACAATCACGATATGCCCTAACTGCTTAGTCAATGGTACAAGTTATCTAGCAATGGCTGCGAGGAAGACTCACGAACAAGGAAGGTTAATACAGGAATCAAAGCCAACCGCATTATTTTGGGAAAGACTTGCCAGAAGAAGATTTTTATAAAGGAGTGATACAAAATGAGCAGGTTAGATGCTAAACCGGTAGATGAATTGCAGTTGAAGCGCATCCAAGCTTTAAACGCGGCTGCCAGATACCTTGAATATAGAATCAACGACTTGTGCCCTAAAGGAAGAGAAAGAAAAATCGCTTTGCAACGACTTGAAGAAGTTGTGATGTGGGCAAATAAAGCTATTAGTCAAGAGGTATGCAGCAATGATTGATAATGATGAATATTATCCTTGCGATGACTGCGAAGAAACAGACACGTGGGAGTGTGCTGTGTGTAGCTTATATGCAGATTATATAGGCGATGAAGATTTTGATGCTTTTGACATTTAGGAGGTGTTACAGTGATTAGCAAAGAGGGCATCAGACGTATGTTGGATATTGCAGACCTTAAAACATCGGCACGGCTGATGTTACTTGTTATCGAGATTGTAGAACTGCAGGCGGACTTAAAAGCGTTAGAGTCGCTTGTACAGATGCAATATGATAGTCACGCAGTAGATGCTGCTAAAAATCATGTACGGCAACAGCCTGAGTATATAGAGATTAACAACGAACTAAAGAAAGCCACAGAAGCTGTTGCAAAGGCTATGAGCGACCCAGAGGCACGTTTAAGAGCTATGTTTAATGCTAAATTACGTGGAGATATGTAAATTGGAGCAAAAACAATGAAGATATTAAAATTCTCACCAATTAAGCGTGAGCAGGGCAGAAATACTTGCCATTGCTATAAAGAAACAGACATCTATGGTGGCAGTAAAAAGCCTATCAGTTTTACAGTCGACCCGGACACCAAAATCTGCTTCTGTAATCACTGCGGCAACATGGTTGAACCTATCGTTGTATTGGAGCTGATGTGTAACGATTGGCAAGCAATAGCAAAGGACTATGACAGAGCTAGGAAACAGACATTAAGATGCTACGAGATTGGCACGAAGTTTCGACCTTATAAGCGTGTGCTAAAGATGTTGCAGGAACATATGGGGCGTAAGAATGATATGATGCCGATATGTCCGCATTGCCGGGAGAAAATAGATTTGGAGAAGTTAGCTAATGGCGCTTGGGTAAGAAAGGTTAAAAAATGATGATTGATTACAAGAAAGCCGAACAGGCAAAAGAGCTGCTACAAGAATGCGGAGCATCTTTTATAATTGCCTATAATAACAGCAATAACGATGATGTTGTTTGTGCATCAGGTAATTATATTATCCTTAAAAGCTTGATCATTGGTACGATGGCGCAGGCAGCATTAGGTGTGCGTGGCAAATATGGTGAAGAAATGGCTATGCAAGAATTAATGAGCATGATGACAGAAGCGGCGAAATTAGTTCATTACAATAAGGAGTAAAAAAATGAAAGATGAAAAATTAATAGTCCTGCTGTTCGCGTTTAGGTACGCCGTGCATAGAATTCCCACACAGGCATTGCGTGAAATTCAAAACGAGCTGTTCGATAATCTCCATAAAATGCCAGATTGGATGTTGACGCAGATGGAAAGAGACATTGAATGGAATTTTGAGTTAATGCAAAGCAAACTAGAAGAAACCGGAAGAATCGCTTTAGACGATGATTGCCGCTTTCAAAAGCCGCTGCTTGATGCAGTAAAAGCACAAAGAGCAAAGTTAGCAGAGATTGCCAGAGGTACAACCAATGGAAATATGTTTAATTGATATTGTCAGTTGCACACTGCTTGACGTAGCTGTTATGTGTGTAGCTTTATGGATGTTAAACAGGGAGTGGTAATTTGAAATATTTACATCTTGTTGCAAGTATTTGTATGGAAATTCTTGCTATTATGGGTACTATTGGAATCCTGGTTATAATCTGGAGAGATATTTTAGGAGGTTTTTAAGATGATTAAATTTTTACCGACGATTGACGCACCAGCGAACACGAAGCTTCCGCAACGTAGCACACAGTTTTCTGCTGGCTATGATTTTTACGCACCGACAGATATTTTTGTTCCAGCTGGCGGTGAAAGTGTACTTATTCCGCTGAACATCAAAGCTATTATGCCTGGCGATATGGTTCTGATGCTGTTCATCCGCAGCAGTCTTGCCGTTAAATTCAATTTGTCGCTAGTTAACGGCGTAGGCATTATTGATAGCGATTATGCTAACAACCAGGACAATGATGGCAATATAGGCGTTAAATTCAGAAACAACGGCAGCGAAACTATCATCATCAGAGAAAGTGAACGCTGTGCACAGGGAATCTTCGTCCGTTACTGCGTAACCTCGGACGATGAAGCAAGTGCTGTTCGTGGTGGCGGTTATGGCTCAACAGGACGTTAAGCTTTATCTTATTAGCTGGCGCAGTTTAATTTCGGGCGAGGTTGATTTTCACGACAGAGTGTTAGCTGCTTCGCCTGAAGAAGCTATAAAGATAGCTAGCAAAGGAGAATTTTCAGAATTTCTCGAGCTGTACGACCCGGAAGTAGAAGAAATGTAGGGAGTGTGTAAAATGCCGAAAAAAGAAAAAAGCATTGAAGAACAAATCAAAGAAGAAACAGCTATGCTTATAGACAGTTTTTTGCGGTGGGAACATATCCGGACCTACGGATGCCAAGACCCTTTTTATCCTGACGGCGAAAACATGAATTTAATAAGGAATCATATAATTTACGGAAAGAGCAGACTTGAAGAGCTGTGCACCAATATTCCTTTGCCAGCCCAATATTATATGCCGATACCTGAGGAAGTTGACGCAAACTATATGGCTGCCGACGGAAAGTATTACGATTACAGGATGAAAAAGTTCGCAGGATCATATCCCGGCATTACCACTAAAACACCGAATGATATAAGCAACCAACAAGAATTATTTTAGAGGTGCTACATGAAAACACCATGCAGAGGATGCACAGAAAGAAAAATAGGCTGCCACGCTACTTGTAATGCTTTTAGCGAATGGAAAATCCAGCAGTGTAAAATACTGAAAGCCATGTATCTTGAAACGCTTTCACCTACAGCTGGAGCAGTTGCCAGACACGAAAAATGGATAAAGGAGCATAAATAATGAGTGCGTTTAAATCTCCATTTAGTTTTATCGGATTAAAAGATGATAAATACGTTATTGTCAAAGAAGCACCGAAGAATTCAAAGGATAGCTTTACAATGCCGCTCCCTGAGGATAACGTAAATCATCCGAAACACTACACCAAAGGCGGTATTGAGTGTATAGATGCCCTAAAGGCTGCTACAGTTGGCAAAACAGGCATTGAAGCTGTTTGCGTTGCCAACATCATCAAATATTTATGGCGTTACGAAGAAAAAAACGGCGTAGAAGATTGCCTAAAAGCAAAGTGGTATCTGGAACGCCTTATCAAAGAACTTAAATAACAGAAGGGAGTAAGCGCATGGAAGATATGACTGTAAATGAAAATCAAAGCACGATAACCGTTCCGCTGGCGTATTTCGAAGAACTTATCGAACGTGTGGCAGAACAGACCGCCAAGAAGACCTCTAAAAAGCTGTGTGATGATTTGTACAGCAAAGAAGCACAGCGAAGGGATTTCGACAAGCGACTGTATAATGTGCGCTTGCTGCTAAAAAATTACAGAAGCCTTCAAGAACACGCAGCGTTAAAGACTAGCGAGATTGTCAATATCGACGATGAACAGATTTCGGCTATCGAGATTCTTGATTCGTTCCAAAACCTGAAAAGTATGGGAGCTAATGAACTAAAACTTGAAAGCATCATAAGCTCAACAATGCGAACCAAAGTGCTGATAAACTACATGGACGATATGATAGCACTTTACAAGCAGACCAGGTATAATAGCGGCAAGCAGGAAGATTTGCGCCGGGCAGATGTGCTTGACGTGCTGTTCCTTAAACCTTGTCCGCCGGAAGCGTATGTCACTGATATAGTCGCAAGCCTTGCGCAAAAATGGTCAGTAAGTGAAAGGCAGATATGGCGTGATACAAATGATGCTGTCGAACAGCTAACAGCTTTGCTGTTTGGCGTGGATGGCGTAAACCTGCTGGAAGATAAAAAGCGCAGAAGGGCAGCTCGCCTTGCTGAAGAAAAAAATATCGAAAAATAATAAGAAAAACTGCCGAAAAAGTCAAAAAAATATTTGACTTTTTCGGTAGTTTTGTTATAGTATAGTAAAAGAAAAACATAATAAATAAAAGGAATAAGGTGATAAAATGGAACGTAAAATTATTAAAGTTGTTAAAAGAATTCAAGATATTGAAGCAAAAGCTGCAAAAGGAACTGCAAGCAAGGAAGAAATGCTTGAGCTGGTTGCTCTTGATGAAAACTTAAGAGCATATGCCCATGAAAACAATATGGGATATTTCGAATGCTTGGTAAAATGTTATGAAGAATTAAGAAAGGAGAATTAAACAATGACTTATCAAGAAAAGCAAGAAATGAAAAAGCTTGCCTGCAAATGCCTGGAAAAATACTTCGGCTTTGCTCCGGCGATGAAGCAGATTGTTCTGCTTGAAAGCGCAAGCAATGGATATACAGTTGATTATCTTCTGTTCAGCATCGGCTATAACGGAAGAGAATTTCAGCTCAGAAGAACCTTTACCTGGGGTAAAGATACAGTGGAATATAAATATTGCCGCTACGATGTTATCATGATTGAACAATAGAAAGGAGTAGAACAACATGAAACTAAATTACAATCAACTAACCTACATAATCGGCGTACTGAGAGAGGAGAAATGTAGAGCTTATAATGCATGGATAGATAAAAAATTCATTGCAGATAAAGCAAGTAATGCTTATGAGGATTGGCTTAAAAACAATCCAAATGCTTCAAAACAGGAACAAGACCATGCGTTCTCTAAAATGGCAGAAGCTGCTCTTAGTGAATGTGCAGAATCATATGGCGTTTATTCTATTGCACAAACTGTTTATCAAGAATTTACCGAAGGTGAAATTGAAATTTAAGGAGGAAGAACCAATGAAAGAACCTAAAGACATGACTAACGAAGAATTAAAGCAGGAAAACGCTAGGCTGATTAAGATTTACAACAGCTCGCGCGACCCATGGCATCATCAATGCTTGAATGAGCACTTTGAAGAGCTGGAAGAAATTGCAGCGGAAAGAGGTATAGAGCTTTAAAAGCTGATGACAGGAGCTTAAGCTCCTGTAAAGCTACCAGGCAGAAGGTTCAAAGTCCTTGCCAATAGCTTTAGAAAGGAAGTCGATTTTATGAACTATGCAATTTTACTGAAAACTGTGGTTGATGCCAATGGCAAAACCAACTCTGTGGAGAAAGTGCCAATGATGGAGGTATTCCCAACTATTTCCCTTGAATCTATGTACAAGCTTTGCGAATGCGAGTTGGTCGATATTAAGGATATGCCGCTTCAGTTAGTAGAATTTGACGGCGAGCTTGGAATCATCCCGGCAGTCACCCTGGTGTTCGATGAAGAATTTCTTCTGAAGACCGAAAAGCCTGTAGCCAATGAGCTGGCAAGTGTTATTTATGGTTACGGCAGATTACATGACCAATGCTTGTGCGGTAACGTGCTGCTGTGCTACACAAACGAGGAAGGCGACTGCATGCCGTTCAGCGAGGGTGAAGCGAACGCTATCGTAAAATGCTTGACAAAAATCAATAACCATATCGGAGATATGGAATTTAAGGTCCAAAAACCAATGATGAAATTTATGACATTTTAGGAGGGATACATAATGTTGAAATACAAAGATTACTCAACCTTAATCAACGAACAGCAAAAGGAATACGAAAGTTTCACCAAAGATAAACTGTTCTTTGCTTTTACCGAAGAACAGTTCAACGAAGGCATGAAAAGATTTGGGTTTGCTCCTAATGATACCGACAAGGTTTATCAAATCGGCTTCGGAGGATATATCCTTCGTGCCCAGGCTAAGGCTCATAATGATTTAGTAAAACGCCTGAACATCGAAAAGAAGGAGCACATGAAAGATTTCGACTTCTTGAAATCAGCCTTCCGTTACGAACTTGCTAACCATGAGTTTTGTATAACTTATGAGCTTGACGATACGCTGGATGCTCTGCTTTTGACTTATGAGCAAGTTAACTCTGACCCGGTTATGAAAAAAGCTTTACTTGAAGCAAAGAAAGAATATCTTAAGAATTGCGAAGATTGGATGTGATTAATGTGAGAACAAGACAGCTTATAAAGTATGTACTGATGCTGGAAACGCTCCCTCTTGCCGGAGATGAATACCATGAAATCATGGCAAATATTAAACGCCGCCAAAAGAGAATCGACGCACTGCGTGAAAAGCTGCTGATGCCAGCAAGCTGCTATCCTTACAAACAGGCATAAATAAAAGAACCGGCGTACACCGAAAGGTGTGCGCTGGAAAAAAGATTGGAGTAAAAGTTATGTGTAAAGTAGCAGAGAAAAGTTATAAAGAGTTATGCGAAGCGTTGCTCGGGCAGGAAGCTTATAAGGTTTCCGAATTAACGGCACAGAAATTGTATCGCCTGGAAGATACCGACGAGCTGAAAGCATATGGATTAGACAAACAGAAAGCAGAAGCGTTCCTGTGTGGTGTAGAGTTAGGCAAAAGAGCTTTCACCGAAACCAAAGCTGAGGAAAAAAGACACTGCTGTGATCCGCAAGATTTAGCTGAATTTATGATGCCGAAGTTGCGGTATTTAAATCATGAAGAATTTTGGGTAATTGCAGCAGACAGCAAGAACAGAATAATTGAGGCAAGGGCTATACTGAAAGGAACGCTGACTAACTGTTATGTTCATCCTAGAGAAATTTTCAAGTATGCCATCATGAAAAATGCTGCTGCAATCTTTGTAGCGCATAATCATCCTTCAGGTATTGCAACACCTAGTGCTGACGATAAAAAGTTAACCAGGGACATTGTAAAAGCCGGGGCAATAATGGGAATACCTTGCTATGATCATATCATTATAGGTGACGGCAGTTATTACAGTTTCCAGGAAGATGAACAAATGTAAGGAGGAAAGAAAAATGAACGCTTATGAAATTATGTACGTTATGCGCCCGGAGCAGGAAATAGTCGAGGATGTTATCTTGAAGTTCAATAACTTAATCGCTTCTAATGGTGGCGTAGTTGAAAAGACAGAACGCTGGGGAGAAAGAAGGATGCCTTACGTGATTCAGGACTACGAGAACGGTATTTATGTCCTAGTTACGTTTCATGCAAGCAAGAAATGTGTGCTTAAGCTTCACAAAAAAATGGAGATTACCGAAGAAGTGCTCCGGCATATGATTATCAGAAAGGGGGTATGCTAATATGACACCTTTTGATAAATTCAAGGAAACTGCTGCGCTGGTTAATCTTTGGATAACAGAAGAAAAACCTAAAATTGAAAGATTTGGCTGCCGGAACTGCCAGTACGCTCATTCAACATTTGAAAGTTTCGACAGGTTTTTCACTAATCAATACGGAGTTTGCAACTGCTTGCCGAATTGGCACACTCCGATAGCTCGCATTGATGAATGCCCTAAAAAGAATAATCCTAGAGCTGGCAAGCTCAGTTCGATTTGCAAAGTTAACACGGAGGTATAAAATGGCTAATATCTGTTTCAATGACATTACAATGGTTGGAGATAAGGCAATACTGCAAAGGCTGCAAGATGATATTGAACGTCACCTAAATGAAAATGATGGCAGCATTTATAGATATGGTAATGAGCTTTACCCTGGCAGTAACTATGAAGGATGGTTCGACGATGTTGGAGAAGTAACTAAAGCCAACGAAGAAGAATATTTCTTGCGGTTTACCGTAGACACCAAATGGACCCCGGCAATGGACTTTTTCGTAAGACTGGCAAAAGATAAAGGCTTAAAGCTTTACTATTCTGCCGAAGAACCTGGCTGCGAGCTTTATCAAACGAATGATGTTAACGGTGAGTTCTACGACGAAAGATATGTCTTGTATTGCAGAGAGTGCGAGATAACCTATTATAGCTCAAAGGAAGATTTAGTTGACGGAATAGGGTTCTTACTCAAAAGGCGAGGGTGCAAGGTGTTTAACAAAGAAAGCGCAATGGAATGTAGCATCAAGGAACTTGAAAAAATTGGCAGAATATTCCTGGTAGACGGAACTAACACATGGTTTGACATAGGAGAATTTGAAATAGTTCCTACCGATGAGCAATAGAAAGGTAGTGGTTAACGTGAAAACATTGTATTTTGAAGGTGCTGGATGGGAAAAGGCAGAGCGCAGCATCAACACCATAGGCAACTGCCGTGTTAGAACAGCATTTCACCTCGATAACGGCAAGGGCGTTTATCTTGAAATTGTTTGCGGTGAAATGCTTGGCGAAAGAAAGAAGCTTTATGGAGGCTTGCAGTATGTAGGCTTCGTAGACTTCTTATTCTACATTACGGATGAAGAGCCGAATGATGACTGCAATAAGCATAAATTGCCGGATATGCGTAACACTCATTTTGCTTATGACTTCGATTCGATTCTTGCTTTTGTAAACAGTTTAGGAGCATCATTTGATAAAATATGCGTACTACCAGACCTTGCCGGATACAGAGTACATTCAGATGACAGTGAGAAGCGATACAACTATGCTGACGAGTTTACGCCAGACTGGGAGGTTATAAAGAGAGCGAAAGAAATTCACGAATACTTTTACCAGCTGGAGCAATCAGAAGGCAAGAAGTTCCCTAACTTCTCTCTATACAATGACGAAGGCGACAAGACAAAGCTTTACCTGATCCGGCATTACAACGGCTATAATAAGAAATGGCTTATTGATGCGTCAAGCGATTCATGGTTGAAAACTATGGTTGAAGTATCTTAAAGTTGGTTATTGTGCAAGGAAGAAGTCAAAAATAAGTTTGACTTCTTCCTTTATGTTATGTACAATAAAGCTATATAGATGATTGGAGGGAAGTAAATGAGCCTGACAGACAAAATGAGAACTGCAATGACGAACAACGGAATGACACAAAGGGATGTAGCAAAAAAACTAGGTGTTAGCAAGGCAGTTGTTAGCGCAAGATTTCTTCATTGCAGAAGCTTAAAAATGCTTCTTGAAACAATGGAGGCTTGTGATTGCGATGTTGTCCTTCGCCAAAAAAATGGAGAGTGTGAAATGATCATAACTTTAGATGATATAAGAGAGGATGATTTGGCGAAAAATTTATAAAAAATCCTCCTGGTCAAAAAAACATTTGACAACAGTTTTAGTTATGTTATAGTATAGTTAAAGGAAAACTTAATAAACTAAAACAAAAGGAGTCGGTGAAAATGAATTTAGAACAACAAATCAAAGTAGCAGAAAAAAGAATCTATGACGCAGAATGCAGAAGAGCAGAATTTGCGAAAAAATATAATGAAACAGGAATTTTGCTTTATGAAAGATTGGCAGAATCCGAAACTAAAACAATTTCTGAAATAAGAGATGCAATCATTGAAGCTTCTCTTTACATGAACTAATGAGGGAGTAAATCATGAAGATAGGTAAAATAGAATTCACATGGCGTGCACATCGTCAAGCGTGTGTTGTAAAAATCGACGGTGAACAAAGAGTTTTCCGCTTCAATAAGAAAACGGCTCGCAAGGAGCTGTTTGCGAAAATTCGCTCCTTAATTGCAGAAGCATCAGGCACTGAAAAGGTTTGTCAGCATTGCGGCAAGCATTACTTCGGTGTAAACTCACACAACTTTCTGTGCGGTGACTGCGCTCAGCAAACTGCCGATATTAATCGTGAAGGTGTTGGCAATATTAAGGAGCTTTCGTTTAGCGAAGCTTTGCAGTATATTCCTGATGGCGTTAACCCAATCGAATACGAGCGTAAAATTGATGCAGAAATTCGTGCTGAGCGTCAAGTATTGGTAGACTTGTGGAAACAAGATGACGAAGCGTGGAATTTGTACTGCTACGGAAAGAGGGCGAGCAAATGAAGTACGAAGTAACTTTTTCATGCGGTCACACTGGAACGGTACAGCTGTACGGCAAAGGTGATGAGCGTGAACGTAAGATTCGTTATTTTGAAGAATATGGCGTATGCTCCGAGTGTTACAAAGAGCGCCGTACTGTAGAAGCAGAAATTGGCTGCAAACATGTAACAATGTCCTACAAGGCATATAAGACTGATTACAGTTTCTGCGACGTTTTAAACGATTCTTACGATAAGCAGGAAAAAACTATTACGGTGTTAGTTCCGGAAGCGTTGGCAGATTTTATAGATGCTAAAAATAAGTGCGGTGCTACACTGTTTAATGCAGCTATTAAGATTGCTACCAATAACAAAAACAAAGAAGGAAAGCATTACGCAGAGTGCTATGAGATAGTCAAAGCCTATATCAAGGAACACGCAGACTTTGCCAAAGAATTACAGGCGTATATGCAACAACAATATAGATAAGCAAACCGAAAGGGCGTGATCATTTGAAGCCGGAAGATATTATCAAGTCTTACAATGCCGAAGGCAGCATTAAAAAAGTAGCTGCACTGTTTCGCGTTTCAGAGCAGAAAGTCAGAAAGGTTCTCATTGATGCCGGAGCATATGAAAGTGATATGTCCATACAGGTCAATGATTTGTATGAGCAAGGGTACAGCGTGGAGAACATAGCCGAAAAATTGCGTGTAAGCAAGAGCACTGTTTCAGCATATCTGCCATACACCAAAGGCGTGTATCTTGGCGAAAATCCTTCCAGCAATGCTCTTAAGATAAGAAAGTGCAGAGCTAAAAATGGATAAGTCTTTACATGATTTGCTAAATGAGTATATAGCAGCTTATAGCAAAGGTGAAGATAACCTAAGAGCGTTTTGGGAGTATGTTATAAGCATAGGAGCTTATGAACAGATGCGCCAGCTTGCTGTATACCAGGATGTTATTTTTAGCTACAAGAAAGACCAAACAAAGCCTGCCTGTAATGGCTACTGTGAAAAAGCCTACACATCCGAAGATGCAGAGTTTGCCAGGATACAAATAGAGCACCTTTTAAAATCATGTCAGTAAGGTGTCATTTACAAGGCAATTAAAGGAATGATATAATTAAGATGCAACAGTTGGATGATAAACCCTTCTCCTAAAATATGTTGTGTACTCAAAAAGCCGCCTACAAATGTAGACGGCTTTTTAATGCAAAAAAATCCTAAAAACATCCTCCTGGTCAAAAAAATATTTGACAATAGTTTTAGTTATGTTATAGTATAGTCATAGGGGATAACAAAAACCCTAAATAAGCAGGCAAGTTGCAGAAAGGAGAACGAAATGGACGAAATTATGAATGTTGGAGAAATTCTGGTTGAAAAAACTGAAGAAAATCAAACAAGAAAAATTCTAGAAATCCTCAATGAAAGTAGTGACTTAGAGGAAGCTAAAGAAAAAGTAAAAGCCTTGCTTAATAAATAAACAAGGCGATTAGGAAAAATGATTGGAGCGGTACTTGCCGCCGTTCCTATCATTTGTTATTATATCAAACAAGGCAAGAGAAAGCAAGATATGTGTGATTGTTGTAAGAGCAGTGTATTTATAGCATTGCTCTTTTTTTATGCAAAGGGGTTGAGAGTAGTGGTGTATCTTGTTGTTGTTGCCCATCCGGATGATGAAGTTCTTGGTGCTGGTGCTACAATATGCAAACTGGTAGAAGAAGGTCATATTGTAGATGTATGCATTTTATGCAGCAAGGCAGAAGCAAGAGCAAATAGACCGGATGATAATGAAATGCAGGAAGATTTATTCGCTTCTATGAATATGCTTGGAGTGCATGATGTTTATCTTGGTAATTTTGTAGATAGTCAGCTTAACATGTCAGCACATTTAAAGATAGTTCAATTTATTGAAGAAGCCTTGAAAAGAAGTAGTGCTACCAGGGTAATTACTCACCATCCTAGCGATTTGAACAATGATCATCAAATTACATCGTTATGTTGCCAGGAAGCTGCCAGATTGTCCATGCGCATGACTGCCAATGTTCCGCATATTGAGCTTATTGCGTTTATGGAAGTGCCTTCTTCGACTGACTGGATGCTTAATCATAGTATAGAAGCTTTTCTTCCTAACACATTCATAGAAGTAGGGAAAAAACTGATTCTAAAGAAAATAGAAGCTTTAGGCAAGTATAAAAATGTTATGCGTCCATTTCCTCATCCGAGGAGCGCAAATGTCCTTGAGGGGCTTGCGGCATATCGTGGAGGTCAGTCTGGATGCAATTATGCAGAAGCTTTTCAAGTAGTATTTAGGAGAGAATTATAATGAAAAAAATCGAATTATGCAAAATGAGAGCTGGAGATATAAAAACAGAATTTGGTAATCCCAGGAAGATTTCAAAGGGTAAACTTCAGGATTTAGAAAAAAGTCTTGAAAGCTATGGAGATTTCGGGATTTTTCTTATTGATGAACAAGACAACGTTATTTCCGGAAACCAAAGGTTGAAAGCAATCTTGGCTAAATTCGGTCCTGATACAATTCTTGATTGTAAAAGGTTAATAGGTTATACAAAGGCAGAACTTAGAGCCATAAATGTTAAGTGTAATGTGCATAATGGTGAATGGGATTTGGATATGCTTGCTGATTGGAGCATAGATGCTGCCGATATTGATTTAAGCAAGCTTGAAGATGAAGAAGATCCTGGGAAACGTGAGATACCGGAAATGGAGCTTATTCATTATGAAAAATACGATTATGTTATGATTTGCTGCAACAGTGAGCTTGATTACAACGACCTCGTAAGAAAGTTGGGCATTGAAGGGAAAAAAGTTAGTGTATCAAAGAGAAAAATTAATGCACGTGCAATTTGGTATCATCAGATGAAAGCAGTTATTGTTCCTGAAGAAGAATACGAAAGGCTGAAGGAGCTTGCATATGGAAAAGGTAAGTAAAGTTTTTTCAGGGCACCAACCAAATTTCCTGCCGTATATGGGTTTTTTCTATAAAATGCTGAAATCGGATGTTTTTGTGCTTGACGATGATGTGCAGTATTCTAATGATGCATTTCACAATATGAATTTCCTAAAGCTGAACGGAGCAAAATGTAAAATCATAGTTCCGGTAAGTTATTCATATGGTGATGCTATTAACAAGGTTAAGATAGCTTATGTTAAGAATTGGGACAAGAAACTGCTCAAAAGCATTAGAATGAACTATGCTAGAGCGGAATATGTTGATGTTGGCTATGAATTGATTGAGAGGCATCTAAATAAACGATATGAATATCTTGCAGACATGAATATTGCTTTGCTTAAAGAGATAGCCGAAAGGTTTGGTATAAGCACAAAACTGCTAATAGCAAGTATAGATGTTCCTACAGAATTGAAAAATAATCAGCGCAATATATACCAATGTTTAAAGCTTGGTTGTGATGTTTATTATTCCGGCATAGGCGGTAAGGCCTATAACGATGAAATCAGCTATAATGAAAATGGCATAGAAATAATTTATACCGATTATAGTCCTTTTGTTTATAAGCAGATTGGTAAATGTTTTATTGAAAATTTGTCAGTGCTTGATTACATATGCAACAATGGTTTTAACTTGCCGGAAGGGTGGCATAAAAATGGATAAAAGCATTTTAGGAATTTATGTTCCAAGTTACAATAGAGCCGATACTACGAATACTTTCAAATGGCTCGAAAGATGCACTTATGTAGTAAGAAAATCTCAAGAAGAACAGTATAGAGCAAGAGGAATTGAAAGTATTTGGGCTGTAGAAGATAGCGAAATAGATAATCTTTGCAAGGTAAGCAATTATATTGTCGAGCATTCTCCTGAAAAAATCATCTTCACAATAGATGATGATGTTGATGGCTTTGTTTATCGCCTGGAAGATATGGAGCCTATAACAGACAAGGAAGTCATTATGGCTGAGATTGAACGAATTGCTCAAATCATGCTTGATCTAAATATAGGATTTGGTGCAGAAGATGCATCGATAGCCCCATGGAACTATGATGCTGAATTCTGCTTCAAAGGTACAACGGGAGCAATGCGATGGTTTAACAAGAATGCTTATAAGTCGAGATTTAGGGAAGAAGTTTATCATAACTGTGATTTGGATGTAATGCTGCATGAACTTCTAGTAAACAGAATTACTTTAAAGCCAAAGTATTTTATGGTAAAGGCAGGAACAGATACTAACAAAGGCGGCAATTCCTCCAAAACCAGGCAAGCGCAGATTGATTGTGTACAGGAGATGAAATTGAGGTGGGGAAAATATTTCGACTACAATTTCAATAACAACAAGCCTAGAATTAATGTAAAAAGATGATTAACTTGTAGTATGTAATTAAATATTCATAAACTTGACATTAGAATGGTATATGTTACGATATAGTAAAGAGTATAACAGGGAGGTTGGGTAACATGAATTATTTAGTTACTAACAATGGCTACAACATGTTTGATATGATGAGCATGATGCAAAAAGCTATCAGGCGTGGAATTTTTGAGTATGCTGGTTTCGCAGCTAATGAGCTTCAGGACAAATTTCGTTCTGCAATGTGGAACAGAATATTGGTTATTTCTTCAGAAGATTGCTATGGTGTAATAACTAAGGAGCTTGTCGAGCTTAGAAAAAGAGACGAGCGAGAAAAAGACAGTAAGTTGATAAGTGCAGCTATTGCATTATTGTGTAAGTCTTTGAAGAGCAGAGATGGCTGCTATTTTGCATGTAATTTCATTTTGGCTTCAAGAAATCCCAGAAAAATAAAAGTAAAAGAAGATGAAGTATCTTCGCTTTATAAAAGACTTAATGCTAATGAAAAGCCTGTAGAGTTTGACTTGTTTGGCTTTGCTCAAGGAAATGATGATTATTTGGATGCAGAAATAAGCGAAAAATTTTCTCGAGGCGTTGAATTGCAAAAAGCTATTAAGCATATTGATATGGATATGATAGGCTATACGATTGATTTACTCAGAAGAACAGACAGAGCTTTTTTGTGGAATGTTATGTTAGATTATGCAAAAGAACAAGCATCTGTGATTTATGAAGAAATCTACAGTCTTAAAATTGCCGATGATTATGTGAATGCCAGGAAGCCTAATCTACAGAAAGACGAAATATTTATCAGCAAAGCTGCAATACTTTTGTGCTATTGTGAGGATGAGGAGTTTTTTGAACTTGCTTCAAGCGATATTGTTTGCCTTGCTAAAAAAATTGATTGGAATAATATAAGGATAAAAGATGTAAAGACTTGTGTGTTAGAAAATGGTGAGATTCCTATATGGGTTTTTGACTGCCATACCATTAAAGGCAAGAAAATGGGGAAAACCGATTGGGATATGACCACTGATGAGCAAGCTGCACTGTTTCCTTTGAGAACAGCTTACTTTGATGAAGCAAGTTGGATTTACACCTATGAGCAGGATTTTGATAACGGTGATATTTCTGAAAAAGGGATACAGCCTATAAGAGAATATGCAAAAACTCATCCTGCAAATCCTGTTGAATTTATACCATATGAGTAAATAAAGATTTTATGTCAGCCTGTCGCTTTTTGCGGCAGGCTTTTTAGTTAGAGGTGGTGATATGGCTGGAAGAAAAGAGAATCTAAAACCGATTACAACCGTGGAGCAAGCGAGAGAAATGGGTAGGAGGGGCGGTATAAAGTCTGCTGAAGTTAAAAGAAAAAAGAAAAGCATGATGGAAACTGCTAAAATGCTTATGTCGATGCAGACGGAGAATAAGTCTATAAAACAGAACCTTGAATCTTTGGGAGTAAAAGATAAGGATGATCAAACCTATCAGACAGCAATCATAGCTAGAATGATTCAAAAGGCATTAGTTGATGGTGACACCAACGCTGCAAAGTTTTTGGCTGAAATAACCGGGGAAGTAGGGAATAAAGGATTTCTCAATCTTGCTGACGACCCGGAAGCTAATGAAACCATTGATATGTATAAGAGCGTCTATATTCCTAACAATGGGCGTAATGGATATGAAACTGATTATTTAACTCCGCAGCCTGGACCGCAGACGATGTTTATGTGTTCGCCTGCGGATATTGTTATTTATGGCGGAGCTGCTGGCGGAGGGAAAACGTTTGCATTGTTAATGGAAGGTTTAAGACATAAGAATGTTGTTGGATTTAGTGGAGTTATTTTCCGCAAAAATTATACTCAAATTACAGCTTCAGGTGGTTTGTGGGATGCTGCTCAAAAGATTTATGGACTTGTACAGGGAGCTAACGCCAAAAAGACACCTAAACTACATTGGTATTTCACACCTAGTAATGCAAGGATAAATTTTGCTCATCTTGAAAGAGATGAAGATTTAATGAGCTGGCAAGGTACAGAAATCTGCTATCTTGCTTTTGATGAGCTGACGCATTTTAGCCGTCACCAATTCTTGTATATGCTTTCTCGTAACCGTTCAACGTGCGGTATTCGTCCTTATGTAAGAGCGACGTGTAACCCGGACAGCGATAGTTGGGTAGCTGATTTTATTTCCTGGTGGATTAATCAAGAAACAGGTTATCCAATCTATGAGCGCAGCGGTGTTGTACGATATATGTGCGTATTAAATGACACTATTTATTGGGGAAGCAATCCGCATGAACTCGCAAAGGAACACGGCGTAAATGTTGAAGAATGCAAGTCGGTTACGTTTATAGCATCAAAGTTGACGGATAACAAAGTTTTAATGGCTAAAGACCCTTCGTATATGGCTAACCTTAAAGCTTTGGCAGAGATTGACAAAGAACGTCTTTTATATGGCAACTGGAAAATCCGTCCTGCTGCTGGTATGTACTTTAAAACAGAAAACTTCACCTTTGTTGATGCTGTACCGAAAAATATCGTTGCTTATGCACGTTCCTGGGACTTGGCAGCAACAGAGCCTACGCCGCTTAATCCAGACCCTGATGCAACAGCAGGCGTGTTAATGGGACTGCTTGACGATGGCAGAGTAATCGTTCTTGATGTAAAACGCAAGCAGATAAAGGCGAATGACGCTAGGAATCTTCTGCGTAACATGGCAGCGATTGACCAGGGCAAATACAAATTCGTACAAATTACGATACCGCAAGACCCAGGACAGGCAGGCAAGGCGCAAGCTCAAAGTCTTGTATCGATGCTTGCAGGTTACTCGGTGGAGATTGTATCGCCGACAGGCAGCAAAGAGGTTCGTGCTACTCCATTTGCTTCACAGGTGCAGGCAGGAAACGTCCTTATCCTTAAAGGTGAATGGAATGATATGTATCTGTCAGAACTTGAATCGTTCCCGGAAAGCAAGCATGATGATATGGTGGATGCGTCAAGTGATGCGTTTAACAAGCTCATGAACTCCCGCAGCTGGGGCGGCTTAACGAGCTAGGAGGAATAATGGTAAAAAGAAAAGATAATTCAATTCGTGCAGACAGCGGATTTAAAGATGCTTTTATTGCACGTAAAGCTCGCAATTATGAAGGTCTGTTAAATGAGCGAAAACTCACAGACCAGGCTTTGGCTACAATGTACAGAAATGCTCTTGTGCGTAGAATTGTTACAATGGCTGCCGATGATGCTATGAAGAATTTTATAGAAATCGAAGGCGATTCTGACGATTGTATCTTGCAGGAGCTTGAAACGCTGTTTGTGCAGGAAAAGCTTACAGAGGCTTTATATTGGGACAGACTGTTCGGTATGTCTTGTGCTCTTATCCTTGCTGACGATGGCCAGGAGTTAAGCGAGCCTATTAATATCAACCGTTTACGCAGGATTAACGGATTAGAAATTTTTGACAAGCGAGATATTTACCCGGACACAACCTCAATTTATCTTGATACAGATATTCGAGATGCAAATTTTGGCAAGCCGGAGTTTTACATGATTTCGCCACCGAACGGAAATCAGTTTAAAGTGCACAGAAGCAGACTGCATATTTTTGACGGCGAAATGCTGCCGAAGATAGAGCGCATTGCTAATAACGGTGCTGGCTTATCCTGCCTGGATGGTGTTCCGGCTGCGCTAAACCGCGTAAAAACTGCAATGAATAAAACAATTGACATAATGGACAAGGTTAGCACGTCGCTGTTAAAGCTCGAAGGTTTAAGCGGTTTACTGACAAGAGAGGAAGGCACGCAAGCTGTTATTCGGCGTTTGGAACTAATAGACTACTCACGCAGAATTAATGGCAGTGTGGCCGTTGACAAGGAAGATGAATACGGCATTTTCAACATTCCGCTCACAGGCTTGACTGATATTATTCAAGAGTTTGAGCAGGCTTTATGTGCTGTTACCGGGTATCCTTTTACTGTTTTGTTTGGGCGTTCTCCGGCTGGCATGAACAGCACAGGCAAGAGCGACTTGCAGATTTACTACGATACCGTCAGACGTATTCAACGCAGGAAAATTCGTCCTGCGTTAGAGTATCTTGTAAGACTTATCCAGCTTTCAAAAGAAGGACCTACCAACGGCAAGGAGCTTGAAAAGTGGAGCATTAAGTTTAAGGCAATTGAACCGCTGAATGATCTGGAGCAAGCTAACGTTGACAAGACGCAGGCGGAAGTAAGAGCTGCCGTTGTTAAGCTTGTTTTTGACCTGGTTGATAATCAACTGTTAGATGCAACGCAAGCACGCCAATACCTCAAAGAGCGTGGAGATATTCCAGTTACAGAAAGTGAGCTGGATTTAGATGATGAAGAAACAGAAGAAATCAATACGCTACCTTAAAGTAAAGAAGCGTCCGAAATATCCAAAGAATTTTGAGCGTGATTATTATCGCGTCCTCAGAGCCGTTGTAAGACGTTTAAAAAGTGCCACGAATAACAATATACCTATGCTGGCATATTCGTTGCGCCAGGACGATGACAGCACTGTTACAGATGCTTTCGTTCAGGCGATACTTGTCGAGCTTTTAAAGAGCATGACTATCGAGGATGCTATAAGCGAATTAGAGCTTATTCTTGCTGGCGTGTCCAGCGTTGTCGATGCTAATGTTATCAGTGCTTTCGCAGAAGCAGTCAGCGTTGATGTGTTTCTGAATGATTCAGCCTTACTTGATACAGTAAAAGCGGAATGGAAAGCGCAGCAGAGCAGGCTTGTGAATAGCATAGTCAATACCTACATCGAAAAACTGCAAATTATTGTAAGCAATGCTGTTCAGCGTGGCACTGCTATGAGTGAAGTTAAAGAAGAAATCAAGGTGCTGCTTAACACTACCGACAAGCGGGCGAAATTTATCGCAAGGAACGAAGTAGGCAATCTGAACGGCATTATAACAATGCGTAGGCAGGTTGATTGTGGTATAAGCGTGTATCAATGGTCATCGTCACATGATGAACGTGTCAGACCTTCTCATGCTGAGATGGATGGGAAATACTTCTATTGGAACAGCGACAAGGCTGGTGAAATTAACGGCATCAAGGTTTATCCTTCTCCGAAATATCATCCGTGCATGGATTATAACTGCCGTTGCGTAGCATTACCTGTTATTGACCTGAAACAATGGAACATGACAACAGCAGTTCCAATGGGTAGGGTAGATGTAAAGAAAAGTAAAGAATTAAGCTAGAAGGCATATGCGAGAAATTGTATATGCTTTTTATATACCCCAAAATAAGGAGGTGAATTTTTTGGGAAGTGTACAACGATATGAGCGCCTTGACTCATGGATGCTTGTTGGCTGTGCAGTTACTGACGCTGACGGCTTCTTGCGTGATTCTCCGATTGTGGCACGTACTGGCATATATATATATCAACAGCCAGACGGGACTATTATACGAGAATACCGACCGCCTGAGGAAGTATTCGACACTGACAGCGAAGCAAGCTTTGTCGGCAAGCCTATTGTGGTAGGACATCCTGCCAGCGGCATTGTAAACAGCGATACCGCACAAGATTTAGCCATTGGTACAATTCTATCCAGCGGCTATCAGAAGGACGAAACAAATATTGCCTGCGATATTGTTATCCATAATCCCTCTGCCATCGGTGAAAAGCGTGGCTTGTCTTTAGGCTACAGAGTGGATATCGAAGAAGCCCCAGGCATTACACCTGACGGACAGCAATATGATGTTATCCAGCGCAACATTCGTATCAATCATTTAGCCGTTGTTGATAGGGGACGTGCAGGAGCAAAAGCACGTCTGAATCTTGACGGTGACGAAATTATCGAAGGAGTAGGAACAAAAATGAAAATTAAAATTGATTCTGTTGATTTTGAAGTTGATGAAAAAATTGCCAACTACGTCAACTCTCTGCAAAACAAAGAAGAAAACGCTCGTGTAAAGCTTGATACAGCTAACACTGAGCTTAAATCTGTAAAGGAGCAAAATACCGCTCTTAAAGCTGATGCTGACGACAAAAAAGCTAAACTTGACGCAATGACCGCTGAACGTGACGGCTTGAAAGCTAAAGTTGATGCTGCTGACGCTGAAAAGGAGAAAGCTGTAAAAGAGGCTGTTGAAGCTGTAAAGGCTGATATGCAGGAACGTGCGGAGCTTGAAGAAACCGCTAAAATTGCAAAGGTTGAAAAAACCGATGGCTTGACCAACGCTGAGTTGAAAGCTGGCATTGTTAAAGCTGCTTTCGGCGAAAAATTTAAACTTGACGGTGCATCTGATGCTTATCTTGACGGTGCATATTCTGCCGCTAAAGAGATGCTCCGCAATGATAACGCAAAAAATCAAGCCGCAAAAGCTAAAGGCGGTGCTGAAAAGCAAGAAACTAAGAATGATTCTGCTAACGATGCACGTAGCCGCATGATTGCACGTATGCGCGGCGAAGAATAAGAAAGAGGTGAATACAATGGCAATTACTAATTATGCATTAACCATGGACAAAGCTTTTGCTGGTGCACTGTATGATTTGTCCTCTCACACTGTAGATTCCTTTGCTGTTGAAGAAGCTGACGGTATCGGCGTTGCTTGCGCCGTTATCCGTGGCACTAACGCAGAGCATCAGGTGAAATCTCCGTCCGCATCCGGTGACGGTGCGAAAGTTATCGGCGTTACTCTGCATACTCATATTGAGCCGCCTGAAGCTGGCAAAAAATATTATCCGCAGAATTACACTGTTCCTGTTGTAACTAAAGGTCGTGTATGGGTAACTGCCGGAGGTGCGGTTAACGCAGGCGACGAAGCTCATCTGAAGCTTGCTGACGGCACTTTCGTTAAAGATGCTGTTGCTGCTGGCACTATTGAAGCTCTTGGCTGCGGTGCTAAATTTATTACTTCCTGCGATAAAGCAGGCTTGGCAGTTATCGAAATTGGTTAATTAGAAAAGACGAGGTGAAATAGTAATGACTCAAATGCACTATGATGAATTAGACCTGAATGTTATTGAGCGTTGCGACGGCTTGCGTAAAGACGCAGGCGATACTATTTTTGTTGCAAAAGAACTTGAAGCTGTAAAGGCAAAAACCTATGACCAGAAATTCGCTAATCTTAATGCGCTGAAACTGTTTGATATGTCCTCTGACGTTGACCCCGGCGCTGACACTATCAGCTATCAATCCTTGGGTTCTGTTGGCATGGCAAAGACTATCGCCAACTATGCAACCGACTTTACTCGTGTAGATGTACTGGCTGAAGAACACATTGCTAAAGTTATTGCTGGCGGTGCAGCATATGGCTACACCATGCAGGACTTGCGCCGTGCTGCTATGGCAAGAAAACCGCTGACTGCTCGCAAGGCTATTGCTGTTCGCCGTGCTCTCGACGAATATATTAACCGCATTGCATTCCATGGTGATGCTAAACATGGCGTTGTAGGCTTGCTGGATAATCCTAACATTGGCAACTACACTGTTGCTGCCGATGGTGCTGGTGGTACTGGTTCTTCTACTAAATTCAAGGATAAAACCGCTGTTCAGATTCTGCGTGATATGAACGGCATTATCAATTCTGTTAGCAAACAGACCAATGACGTAGAAAACCCGAATACCTTGGTACTGCCGCCAGACCAATACAACTACATTGCTTCCACACCTTATTCTGATGTAGTCGCAGATTCCATCCTGTCTGTGTTTAAACGCAATAACCCGGATGTAACTGTATTGAAAGCCAATGAGCTGGCTGGCGCAGGTGTGGGCGGCTTGGATATGATGATTGCATACGTTAAGGATGCAGACCATCAAACTTTGGAAGTTCCGTTGCCGTTCACTCAGCACACTATTCAGCAAAAAGGCTTGGAATTTGAAGTCCCCTGCGAGGTTCGTACCGCTGGCGTGTTGATTTACTATCCGCTGTCCATGAACAAGGCTTCTGGCATCTAATCTGACTATATACTGCCCTTTCGCATGAGAGGGCATTTTCTTTTTAGGAGGAAAGTGAATGAAAGTTAAAAACATCTCTAAAGCTGTAATTAATATCGACGGTAAATATATCATGCCTGATCAGTGCGGCATCGTTGGTGATGAATGGGGCGAAAACATTATTGTAAAAGCCTACATCAAAGAACAAATGATTACTGTTGAGAAAGGCAATGCTAAAGAAGCAAATGTTGATGATATGGCAGCAGACCTTGCAGGACTGTCCGCTGAATCCAGCAAGCGTTCTTTGACTGCTTTCGCTAAGAAATACAATATTAATGTAGAGGGCGCAGAAACCGCAGAAGATATTTATTCCGTTATTTTTGCTTTTGTAAACATGGCAAAGAAAAATGTTAACGGAAACTAAAGATAAAATAAAGCAAGCTTTTTCTGTTATCTGCCCCGAACTGATTCTTACTGATGAAGAATTAGAAGTCTACATTAATCTTGTTTCGCCTATGCTGTCAAAAAGTGTTTTTGGCAATATGTATATAACAGCATTTGTTTATCTCATGGCGCATCACATTGTCCTGCGTCAGCTTATTGCGCAGTCTGGAGAAAACGGCTCATCTGATGTTGGTATTACAGGCTCTGTGACGTCGGAAAAAGAAGGTGACTTGCAGCGTTCATATGGTAACAGGTCGGCTTCTTTTGATATGCTGGACAAGACGTACTATGGCATTGAATTTAAACGTCTGCGCTCTATGTGCGTTGTTCCGATAGTAACAAGATTGGATAATGCGTTATGAGTAGAGTAGAGGATAAAGATTTAGGTTTAAATCGTATCATACGAACGCTAAACAAAGACCTTGACGGCGTTGTGGTTAAGATTGGTGTACAAGCTAAAGACAAAGCTGTACGGCGAGGGAAAGGCGGAAGCATTCGCAACACTGACCAGCCGTTGGCTGTTATTGCAGCGATACATGAATTTGGACTGGACAATATGCCCCAACGCTCTTTCCTGCGTTCTGCGTATGATGAAAATCTGCCTATGATTGACAAAATGATTCAACGTGTTGCCAATGGTGCTGTATTTGGACTAGGAACAAACGCTGCTCTTAATCAGTTAGGCAATGTTGTACAAGGTATGGTTCAAAGAAAAATCGTCGACGGACCGTTTGTCCCGAACTCTCCTGCTACAATAAAGCGCAAGAAAAGTTCTAAACCATTAATTGATACCGGGCATCTGCGACAATCAATTCGCTATGTCATTGAAAGAAAAGGTGCTAATCATGAGTAGTTTTAGAAAGCTGATAACTGTCCTGCGTTACAACGGCAGTCCTGAACTGCTTGCCAACGGAACCTATATGTATCCTACACCACAAGAGTTTAAAGTGTTAGCCAGTGTGCAGCCGCTTAAAGCTAATGAAATGATGTTACTTCCTGAAGGTAGCAGGACTGCTAGAGCGGTAAAAGTATATACCGACAAGGAACTTTATGTTGATGACCAACGAACAAATACAATGGCTGACCGCTTTAAATGGCGTGGAAAGCTTTTTGAAGTGGTTGCCAGCGATATTTTTCAAAGTGATGTTATTAACCATTACCGTGCATATGCAGTAGAGGTGAGCGAATTTTGAAAGAAGCTAATACTCGTGTTGACGTACTGAATTTTTTTATTTCAGTATTACAAAAAATATATTATCCGATTCCGATTCGCAGAGCAAAAATGAAACCTCCGGCTGTAAATGAATTAAACATCGTAGTTGATCTTCTGACTGAACGCAGTATAGGGAACGAGGTTGTTTTTTTAACTGAAACAGCACAGTACAGCAATGCGGGTATCATTGAAGCTACGTTAAATATACAAGCTCTCGGCGAGGGTGCTGTTGAACTTCTGTCGAAGCTTAAACTTTATCTCGAAATGCCGGATATGATTAACTTGTATGATTCTGCAAATGTGGCTATAAACAGTGTTGAGCAAGTGCAAGACATTACAACTTCATTGGATGGAAGAACGTGGCAGGAACGAGCGTCGGTTGATTTGACTGTTTCGTACTGCCGTGAGCTGCTTATCCAGGGTGCAGAATGGTTTAACAAATTGGAAATAAACGGCACCACGAATAACGGCAAGGATAACAACGAACATCCTGCTGACGGCGATACGATTGTAAAAGTTGAAATCATGGGAGAATTAGAAAATTAAGGAGATGAAAATATGGCAAATATCGACAGATTAGTCAATGTGCAGATTGCTTTGAATACTACAGGTATTTCATCCAATGGCTTTAATACGCTGATGATTGTATCTGCACATGAGCACGCTGCTCCGGCGTATGTATTGACCATTACTGACGCTGACCAGCTTTTAGATTTAGGCTGGAACGCTGAGGATGCTGTGTATAAAGCTGCATTACAAGCTTTTAGCCAGATTCCTCATTATGAGAAAGTTAAAATCGGTAGAATGAACTCTGATAGCTCTGCTGCTGATAATATGAATAAGATTTGTGCTGTTGACAACGATTGGTATGGCTTATGCTATGTTGACCGCACATCTGCAAAAATCATGGAAATGGCAGAATGGGTTGAAGCTCATACAAAGCTGTATGGTACATCTGTTGCCGAAGCTGATGCGTTGCAAGCTGGCGTTGCAACAGATACAGGCAGTAAGCTGAAAGCGAAAAATTATTATCGCACTTTTGTTTTTTATCATAAGGAAGCAGAAAAGGAATTTCCTGAAGCAGCTGTAATGTCCAGATGCTTTACTGTATATCCCGGCGGTGAAACCTGGGCCAACAAAAAGCTTTCCGGCATTTCAAATGATGATTTAACCGAAACAGAATATCTTGCATTGACTGCCAAAAACTACAATACCTTTGAAAACTTCTCGGAGAACGTCAGCATTACTCAAAACGGCAAGACTTGTGCAGGTGAATGGATTGATGTTATCCGTTTCCGTGACTGGCTTGTCGAAACCATTAAAACAGAAGAATTTGCAATGCTGATTAATCGTGAGAAATTGCCGTACACTGATGCTGGCATTGCGCTTGTCGAAGGTGTGCTGAATAAAGTTCTGAAGCTTGGTCAAGACCGTGGCGGTATCGCTCCGACTGAATATGATGATAATGGCAACAGAAATCTTGGCTACACTATTACAGTTCCTAAAGCTGCTAATATTAGCGCAAACAAGAAAGCACAAAGAGTTCTTGACGATGTAAGGTTTACCGCACGTCTTGCAGGTGCTATCCATGCTGTTAACATTAATGGTTCTTTGACTTATGAGAACCTTATTCAAAAGGCTTAAAGGAGGACAATTAAATGGCAAGAGTTAAAACATACGACCCGAAGAAAGTTAAGGTGCTGTTCGGCTCGCTTATCTTGACTGGCGTTGATGAAGGCACTTTTATTAATGTTGAAACGCAAGGCGACGGAATTTCCGCTATTGTCGGCTGTGACCAGGAAATTGTCCGCAGTATTGACCCGTCCTCTGTCTTAAAGCAAGTTACTGTTACTCTGTTGCAGTCCAGCTCCAGCAATGCAGCGTTAAGCTTGATTCAAGATGCAGACAATCAAAATGGTGCAGGCTTGCTGCCGCTGACTATTAAAGATTTGAGCGGTGACAGCGTTATGGTTAGCGATCAGGCATGGATTGTTAAGAAGCCTAACTTTCAGCGTGGCAAATCCGCTTCTGACGGAAAATGCGAATGGGTATTCATGGCAGTTGTTCCCGACGAAGCATTTTTAGTTGGTGGACATAGTTAAGAGGTAGAATATGAGACAAGCAAAATTTGAAGTAAAAAATCGCAAGATTGGCGCGAACACCTTCTATGTTCGTGCTTTTCCACCGCTACAAGGCTTAAAGCTGTACGGTGACCTGCAAAGAGCTGTTACGTCAGCTTTAAAAGGCGGCTTAACTCCGAACGGCGAAACCGAGGACATGAAAGAAGCATTGTTAGGAGCGCAGATTAACGTCGGTGCTATCCTTGCGCAGTTGGGCGAAAGCTTTAATGGCGAAGTGCTGGCACAGTTCTCTGAACGTCTGCTTGATGCTGAATACATCAGTGTTAAGATCAAGGGCGAAGAAGAAGCTGTTATGCTGACAGAAGATGTTATCAATGAGCTTTTTACTGGTAAGCTTGTTGAACTGCTTAAGCTTGAAAAATTTATTATTGAGGTAAATTTCGGAGATTTTTTCGCTTTAATTCCCAACCTCTCTGGAGTCCGCGAGATGTTGGTGAGCAAGTAGAAATTCCCGGCACCTTATCGCCAACACTAACCGCTGAATCTTTTATTTGGCGGCCAGTGTTGGCTAAGGTAGTTACTGTTACAGAAATAAAAGAAGGCACTGTAACTTTAGGCGATTTGTGCAAAATAAACGCTCTGCTTGATATGCAGAGTGATGTACAAAGATATTATCTTGACCACCCTAAAAAGAAAGGAGCTGATACGCCGTGGACGTAAGAAGTTTAGCTATTGCGATTGGCTTCAAAGTAAATAACTCAAATGTTAAGCAAGTAGAGCAGACAACCAAAAAAGTTAAAACAGGACTTGAACGTGTTGGCGATTCTGCTGATAAAGCTGGCAATAAAGTAGATAGTTTATTTTCTAAGCTAAGCGGTCTGGCTATGTTTGCTGGCGTTTCACTAACTCTTGGAAGCATCGTTAAAACGATTGACGAATGGAAGGTTATTGAAGGTCAGGTAAACAACGTAACCAAAAGCCAGCAGGAATCAAAAGCTGTTCAAAAAGAGATTTACAATATTGCAAGCCGTACTCGTCAGCAATATAAGTCTACGGCTGAGCTTTATACATCTGTTGCACGTAATGCGCAGGAGCTGAAGAAAAGCACTAAAGACATTTTGCTGTTCACCGAAGATGTTTCAAACGCAATGTTGCTTGGTGGCGGTGATGCTTCATCTCAGCAAGCTGCGTTGGTACAGTTAGGTCAGGCTTTGGGTTCCGGCACGTTGCGTGGTGATGAATTAAACTCCATTATGGAGCAAGCTCCTAGACTTGCAAAAGCTATTGCCGAAGGTATGGGCACTACAATCGGACAGTTAAGACAGATGGGCAGCGAAGGCAAATTAACTGCACAAGATGTTTTTAATGCTATTCGTGGGCAATCTGACCGTTTAAAAATGGAGTTAGGTAAAATGCCTTGGACTGTTGGACAGGCAACCAACAAAATGCAAAATGCGATTGGAAAATTTTTCAAAGAATTTGAGGACAAGACGGGCATTATTGACGGCATAGCGAAACGCATGGCAAAATTTGCAGACTACATCGAGAATATTAATCTTGATAACTTTATTTCCGGTCTGCAAATTGCAGCGATTTATGCAGGCATTCTTTTTGGCATGGCAAAATGGAGCAGTTTTGTGATGATGATCGGAACTGCCGTGAAGTGGATTGTCGCTATGCGAGATGCTTTAATCTTGGCAACCGGGGCGCAAATAGCATTTAACAGTCAGACACGAAGGGGAGCGGCTATGCAAATGCTAATAATGGGTAAATTCCTCTTAATCGCAGCTGCGATTGCTCTTGTTGTTTTGCTTATACAGGATTTTTACAAGTGGGTAACTGACCCGAAGGCAGATACAATGATGAAACGCTGGTTTGGAGATTTTGAGCCTATAAAAAATAAATTCATTAACTTTAAAGATAGCGTTATTCAATGGTTTAGTGATATTGGAACAGCTATCGCTTTTGTGCCTAAGCTTATTTATGAGTTATTTAAATTAGCGTTTGAAGGCATTTGGAATTTAACTTCTTGGCTGTGGGAAGGAATAGGCAATGCTTTTGTTTCCGGTCTTGCTGCGATAGGCTATGTTATCGCCGGAGTGATTATGCTGTTTGTTAACGCTTTCAGGTTTATACAAGACAGCTTAACAGTATTGGCTACGTTTTTTGCCGATACAATAAATTCGGGATGGCAGCTAATAACTGGCTTTTTTGACAACATGATTAAGTGGGTAAAAGACGCTATTAAGTGGGTTGACCAATTAATCAGCAAGTTAAACATCATGCAAGGCGTAAAAGATTTTGTGAACAACAATATCATTAATCCTATTTCAGATTTTGGCAGCACTGCCGTAAACCGTTTGTTAGGTAATTCGACTACCACGAACACTTCTTCTAACATTTCCAATAGCGGCAATACGACGAATTACATTCAGGTTACAACTGCCAGCACTTCTCCGGAAGCAACAGCAACTGCGGTAGGCAATGTTGTTAGTCGCAATAACGGCTGGCCAGTTGCTAACTACTTTCCTTTAAGCGAGGCGGAGTAATATGCTTGCAGATATTTTAGGTTACAACATTAAAAATCCTACGCAAGTTGGTTCTTTAAAGGTTGATATAGTAAAATCTTTTGAATACACCTACGATCAGGATGTAACAGGGCACCCGGTAGAAACAGGTTTTGAAATTGCTGACCATATTATTAACAAGCCTTTAAAGCTGACAATGACTGTCGGCATTTCGTCTGCTCCTGTAACGTGGTTCTATAAGAATGGGTGGGGAGAAAAGAAATTTGCTAACGGTCTACAGCTTTTAGAGGAAATCAGAGATAAGAAAGAGCCTGTAACAATCATTCGTCCTGAAAAGAAGTATGACAACATGGTTATGACATCTTGCCGGGTGAGCAAGCCGGATTCGTCAAAAAGCATTATTTATGTTGACTTATCTTTTCAGCAGATTGTTAAGGTAACAACGCAGACAACAACGATACCGGAGAATGTTGTTACTGCATCGCAAGAGGAAAATGCAGGAGAAACTGCAGCAAACGCAGGCGCAGCAAAAACATCTTCTGTTGACGTTGGTAGAGGTTCTGCTAACATTCCTGGCAGTAACAGTTCTGGTGGTATTAGTGATTCTCTAGGAAGCGAAACTTCAACAAATAAAAGCTGGCTTGCTGGCGGAGTAGATAATATTAAAAGCGGATTAGGCTTGCTGTTTTAGGAGGTAACATGATTACGATTAATTTTGCTGACGGCAATGATGTTGTTTTTAGCGTTCCTTTTGACGGCGAGAAATATAAAGTAAGAATGTGCTGGAACCATGAAGGGCAATTTTGGGCATTGCACCTTTGGGACGCTAACAACAATGTAATTCTTGCAAACGCTTGCGTTGTGCCGAAATTTCCCTTGCTAATGAACCATCACAAAAGTAATGCTCCGAGGGGAGAATTACTTGTCTTAACGGACAAAGAAAGTGTAGGCAGAGATGATTTTCAAAACGGAGCAGCAACGCTCGTGTATTGTACAGAAGATGAATTTTATGGAGGTTAACCATGGCACAGTTTGACCGCATTTATAAAATTACTCTAGGCGTACAAGGTTCGGACGGTATTGCTATTGAAGCAAAGGCGAAAGAACAAGGATTAGAGATTGAGTTTGACATTGCAAAAAGTCTTGCTAAGCAAAGCAATTCCTGTTCACTGAAAATTTATAACTTGTCAAAAGCAACTGCCGATAAATTGGAAAGAGCAGATACAATCTGTATCCTTGAAGTGGGGTACAGCGAGGACGCTGGATTAAAAAGAATTTTCATCGGCTGGGTAACTGACTGCTATTCCTATATGAGCGGTTCTGACAAGGTTACGGAGATGAAGCTTTATGATGGGCACGTTGCTATTCGTGATAGTATCGTGTCCTTGTCTTATGCTAAAGATGTTAGCAGGAAGAAAGCTATCGACGATGTTGCAGCAGATATGGGACTTGTAGTAACGTATGCTGATGATTGTGAGTTTACGACTTTTGCGAATGGGTTTTCTTTTGTTGGGGCAGGACGTGAGTGCCTTGATAAGGTTTGCGCTGGCACTGACTTGGAATGGAGCATCCAAAACAATACTTTACAGATTATTAAGCAAGGCGGTAACACTAATGTGCAAGCTATAAAGCTTACTCCTGAAAGCGGATTAATTGGTTTTGTCGAAAAACTTCTTAAGGGTCCAACAAAGGCAGCAAAACAAAAAACAAGTAAAAAGACTACCCAACCAAAAAGGGATAAAAAAGCAGGTTGGAATGTTAAATGCCTTTTGCAGCCTGTATTGAACCCAGGTGATTTGGTTTATATTGATTCGCAGGAAATAAAAGGCTGGTTCAAAATAGAAAGCTTAAAGCATAACGGCTCGTATAGCGGACAGAACTGGTATACGGAGCTTGAAGTGTATGAGATTGTACCGAAGGAGTGATTATATATGAGCCTTGATGCAACAGCGGATACGCTGGAAGGATTGGAAAACCTTATGCAGCAAAAAATAGGCAATATTCATACCTGCTTGCCTGGTACAATCTTGTCTTTTGATGCTTCTACCTGCCTTGCCAGTGTGAAGTCAACGCTAAAGAAATACACCGCCGATGATAGGGTGCTTGAATATCCTGTTATCGACGGTGTTCCTGTTTTTATGCCCCACGCAGGAGCGGCACAGATTACTTATCCGGTTAAAGCAGGAGATAGCTGCTTAATAGTTTTTTCTGAACGTAGTATTGATGAATGGTTAGGCGCAGGGAGTGACGATAACCACGACCCACGGCAATATGATTTGACCGACGGCTTTTGTTTTGTCGGCATGATGCCCTCGCAGTCAATTTCTGCTGATAACGTGGAAGTTATTAATGGCAGCACAAAGATTAGCCTTACGCCTGGTAACACGATAAACATTGTGGGTAACATCAACGTGCAAGGGACAATCACTTGCACAGGAGATGTACAAGGTGGCGGTATCAGTCTTATCGGTCACACTCATTCTTATCATCATGGAACTACGAGTTCGTCACAGTAAAGGAGGGACGCTATGAAGAAAGAAGATGTTTTGAGAGCTTATGAGGAACAAAAAGCGGCTTGCATTGTGGCGTTCCCTACACTAACAGGCTCGTGGACGTATTTTGTCCAACTTGAAAAAGCTATTGACAGCTATTTTAGTGATGTCGCTAGCGTGTCTGATTCTGTTCGTGCTGTTATTCGTGGTGCTTATGTATCGCAGACAAAAGCTGCGTTAAAGTGCAAAGATGATGAAAAGTACGGCATTAAATACAATGCTGATGTAGGTAGGATTGATTTAACGCCGTATTGGTATGCGTGGGAATGGCTAAAAGAAAATCTTGCCGATAAAATCAAATACACTACATCTGAAACATCGGCACAGGCAGAAGGCAGTGTTGGCGAAAAGATTGTTGATGCTGAACAGCCTGAGCTTGATACTGTTATTAAAGATATTTTGACAGCTAGGGTTACTGAAGCTACGCAGATTAATGATTATGCTGAATCGTTCTGGCAAGGTAACAGCAAAATGGATTTCGTTTGCCTTGTAGAGGATAGAGGTAATGTTGTAAAAACTCCTAACAAGAAAGCGATTGTTGAAAAGCTTTATCTTGATTGTGGGTTACTTGCACAAAGTCAAGAGAACGGATTGGACATATATGTTCCTAGTTATTTAGGAGGTGATGCAAGTGCTTGATTTAGCTTTAAACGCAAAGACGCATGACCTTGCTTTAAACGGTGATGTGCTGTTCATCGACAATGTTGAGCGTGTAGCGCAACAGATAAAAATACAGTTGCTTACTTTTTTAGGTGAATGGTTTTTAGATGTTACGCACGGCGTGCCTTATCTCGATTATGTGCTTGTTAAAAATCCTAATTTTACGCTAATCAGAGAGCTTTTCCGTGAGCAAATTTTAAAAGTTGACGGAGTAAGCAATTTGGTTAGCATTGATATTGATTTTGAATCCACTACACGAAAAATGTTATTAAGCTATGAAGCAGAAACTGAATACGGCATGATTGTAAGGAAGGAGGTTTTAGGCTATGGAGTACGGAGTAACAGTTAATGGTTTTGTTAGAAAGCGTTTGCCGGAGATTCGCGAAGATATTTTTAAAAGTTTGGAGCAAAATTTAGGCTCAACAGTTAGCCGTCAACCTAACAGCATGATAGGCGTTCTCGTTGGCGTGTATGCTGCAGAGCTTGACCGGATGTGGCAGCTTTTGGAGCGTGATTATTATGACCGCTCGCCGATTAGTGCCAGCGAAGGCAGCTTGGATAACACACTGGCCTACACAAATGTACAACGAAAGAAAGCTCAGGCAAGCTACCTTTATGCTGTTTGTTATGGACGTAGCGGCATGGTTCTTCCTGCCAACTGCCAGATTAAAGATACGTCTGGTTATAAGTGGAATATTATCGAGGAAAGCACCATTACCCTTAATGACTGCGTACACGTTACGCTTGATGTTGCTACACCCGCACAAGGCAAGGTTTATAGTGTTCAATTTGACAATGATGTAGTTATTAAGTACACGGCAAAAGCAGGAGAAACGGCTCTTGTTGTTGCCGTTGCCTTGGCTTCACAGAGCGTCCCAAAATGGCAAGGCAATGTGGTTAATGGCAAGCTGGTTTTTGAACGCTCTGACAGGCGGTATGGAGCTGTGGTTGTACCTAATGAATCATTTACAGTAACGCAAGTTGGCAGTCCTATTCGTTTTGACTGCGAAGAATACGGAACAATCGAGCCTTTGCTGAACAGCGTGAACTATATCAACACGAATTATGACGGCTGGTTTTCTGTTAGCAACGAATCTGAAACATATGTAGGCCGCGACTATGAAACAGCATCAGAAGTCCGTCAGCGTTATGCGTCTGCTGTATTCAGAAACAGCATAGGAATGAAAGAAAGCATTAAGGCTGCGTTGCTTGAATTGCAGGATGTTACCAGCGTAACAATTTATGAGAACCGCACTGATGAAACAGTTGATGGCTTAAAACCTCATTCCTTCCAGGCTATTGTTTTCGGTGGTGATGAAGAAGCTATTGCTCGCACTATCTTAAATGTTGCACCTTTGGGCATTGATACAAACGGTGATATTTGCGTTCGCATTGAGGACAGTGAGGGTGCATCGCAAGATGTATGCTTTAGCCGTCCGCATGAGGTGCAGATTTATGTCAAGGTTATTATTAAAGAATATAACGAAGAAATTTTACCCGGTGATGCAATCGATAAAATTAAAAATATCGTTTTTGAACAGATTAGCAAGCTGTCGATGGGCAATGATGTTATTTATCAGCGTTTGCTTGGTCCTATTTACAGCGGCGTTGACGGCATTAGCTATATTGAGTGCAGCGTGTCTAAAGACGGTCAGACGTATAAGCAGGAAAACATTTCGATTGAACGTAATGAGCTGGCAGTAACAAAGCTTGCTAATGTTACTGTAGCTTTGGAGTTGTGACCATGACTACAAGCGAAAGAATGTATAACCATTTGTTAAGCCAGTTTCGCAACAAGCCTAATATTAAAGCTTTTCTTAATGCCGTCGGAAATGAACTCGACAGCATAGATAAAGTAAGGGAGCAGATAAGGACACAGATATGGCCAGATACGGCAGTTGGCAAGCAGCTTGATATGTGCGGTGAAGTCGCTGATATTACTCGCCGTGTTGAAAATGCTATCGCAATGGATTTTTTCGGTTTTCCTGATCATGGCAACATGGGATTCGGACAAGCTCCGTTCCGCAGAATGTACGATAACTATTTAACGTCCAGTAATTTAAACGACCGTTATTATCGTCTTGCCGTTAACTCAAAGATTGAGAAAAATACAACAGACTGTTCTCGCGTCAGCACTATCCATAGCATAAAGAATGTTTTTAATGTTCAACGTATTTCCGCTGTAAATGCCGGAAACGCAAAAATGCGCATAGGAATAGGGCGTTTAGTAACCAATCAAGAAAGCCGTTTGATTGATGCACTGAACCTTATTATCCGTGGCGCAGGTATTGGCGTGATTTATGTCTATTCTTTTGATGCTACAAATACGTTCGGGTTTAGTAGAAGCGGAGAAAATCCCTATAGGTTTAAAGGTTTTAATCAAGGAACATTCGCAAGGATTATAAAAGTGAAAGGGGGACTTGTTGAATAATGGTAATGAAACAGCCTACTTTTGATTTGATTTTTGGTAGTAGTGCAAGCATTGGTGAGATGATTGATTCTTGGCCTGAGCTTGATTACCTGCGTGGTTGGGGTTATCTTGACAAAGGAGAAGCGCCGCCGCTTGAATACTTTAATAAATTGCAAAATGTTAGCGATTTAAAAAGCCAGTACCTTTTTAACAGTTTAAACATCCGGAAGAACAATACATCTTATGTTAATGGCGACATCGTATTGTCACCCAATTTGCCTAAAAGTCTTGTTCTAGCATGTACTGTTGGCGGTGACACGGCTGTGAGTGAGCCGGATTTTCGAGAAGCTGTACTCGGAGCAACCTATACTGATGGCTCAGTGAGATGGGAGGTTATTCCGAGGGCGTACAAATTAGGGACGGCAACTGAAGCTGAAATTCAGAATTTGATTACAAAGGAGCTGGCATAATGGCTAACTTGCAAAAATTAATTGACCTTGACGGATTAAGCTATTTTTTAGGGCAAATTAAAGCCAAATTTGTTCGTTCTGTGAATAACATAAAACCTGATTCTAGCGGCAATATTAATATCGCCAACATGACAGGAGCGACATATAACAGTTCCGGTAGAGCTGGACTTGTGCCAATTCCGACAGCAGGAAAGCAGGATATGGCGTTATGCGGCGATGCTACATATAAAGTTCTTCCTATCTCTGGTGGAGGTACAGGACAAACTACCGTTGCTGGTGTTCGTTATGTTTTGGGTTTAGGTAATACAAACGGAGCGTTGCCTATTGCTAATGGTGGTACAGGAGCTACAACTGCTGCGCAGGCTAGAGCAAACCTTGGACTTGATAACATCGGCATTAAATTGAAAGTGTGGTAAAATGTTTAGCATAGCAAAAATAAATGGAAAGAATTATTTGGCTAAATATAAAGATAAACCCTATATCTTATCACATCTTCAAAATGTAGGCATATATTTAACTTGCACTTTAGACGGTGTTTTTTTTCCACCTCAACAGATTGTAAATATTAATGGCGTAGCATACAGTAGTGGTAGAGGTGGTGTAACCTTTTATCTCTCGGGCAATAAAGGCACAAGCGAAACACTTACAGTTACCTATAACGGAGAAACACTGTATGTGCCTGTTACATATACCCAGGGTGCTACCTATACTGCTGCATTTAGCACTGTTGTGAGTGGAAGCACGAAATACACGACGGATGAAACAGTTAAATTTATTGTTCCTAGTAATATAACGAAGATAAAATGTGTTGGCAGTCCTCATGTTGCTGATGCACCTGCTGGAGAAGATGTGTCCTATGTTATTAGCGTAGCTAATGCTTCTAGCGGTTTAACTTGGGGTAAAGGTTGGAGCTATTCTGAAAATGATTATGATGGCGAAAATGACCGTCAAGAATTAGAAAGTGTAGTAGCTGTTACAGCAGGCAAAACATATGCTTTGAGAATATATGCAAGTGGTGCTAACGGTGGCATTACATTAAGCTGGGGCAAAGACATAAACGCTTTATCAGCAACAGTGAGTGACCTGTAAAGGAGGAATAATAAATGGCGACAACATCGACCTTGAATACTATTAATGTATTTGATAGTGAAGATTCTTATAATACCAATAAAGGCAGCATTGGGGAAAACGAAATTAGCTTAGTTGCTATGGGTAAAAATTCTGGATATGTAACTGAAATGCATCAAGATGATTCTTCATGGTATAAAAAATACTCTAACGGTTGGGTAGAACAGGGCGGGACATTTACATCACTGTATAACCAAGCTGTTACGTTAATTGTTCCTATGAAGGATACCAACTATACTATCCTGACTTCAAAAACAAGCTGGGGGTCTGCTGTTGTTATTGTAGATACAGTAACTACTACATCATTTAAGGTTTATGGACGTGGTCAAGGTGGTTCGGCATTTAGTGAAAATGTATCAGGATATTGGTATGTTGCCGGATGGGAGCGTAAATAAAATGATAGGAACTAAGTTTTTTAAAGAGAATTTTGATGGCAAAAATTATGCAGATGCTGCTAAATGGTGTAATGCCAATGGCGCAACTATTGAGGATAAAGGTGAATACTACGAGGTAGTAGAAATTCCTGCTCAAACATTTAACGAATTTAAAACTATAAAGCTTACACAAATTGACGAATGGACAGCAGCGAAAATAACAGGAGGTTTTGTCAGCAGTGCCAGTGGAGAACCTGTGCGTTACGACAGCGATTTAGAAACGCAAATCACGATGCAAGGCATTGCTCTTAATGTAAATTCAGAGCAGTTTGCTGAAAAATATTCCATCGGTTGCCCTGTTCGTGGTTATAAAGCCGGAGAAAAAGAAAAGACAATTCAATATCTTAGTGCTAGTCAGGTGTTACAGTGGATGGCTGACTTAAGCATACATATAGGAGATTGCAAACAAGCAGGCTGGAAAAAACAGGCTGAAGTAGAAGCTTGCAAAACTGTTTTTGAACTCAACAATATAGAATTGTAAGAGGTGATAGATGTGTTTAAAGTTGATGACAACAATATCAGAATGATTAGAGGTGATAGCGGTGTTTTTAACATTAGTATTACCGATATTAATGGAAGGAATGTTGAACTGACTGACAGCGATGTATTAACCTTTACGCTCCGACGCACAGCACGTAATTCGACTATCGTTCTGCAAAAAGTTATTGTTAATTGTGAGCTTGATATTAAGCCAGCAGATACTGAAGGGTTGGCGTTTGGAGCTTATGTATATGACATTGAGCTTCGCCGTGCTGATGGCTACGTTGATACAGTTATTCCGCCGCATGAGTTCCTCTTAATGGAGGAGGTGACCTACTAATGAGGTTACAAGGCGTATTGACAGCTGCGAAAGGTGAGCTGCATGGTAATTTGTCACCGAACAAAGGTAACCTACATGGTATGTTATCAGCACGGAGCATCGGAGCTGATATTTATGACGGAGCTTATACGGTACACTCCGAAGCTCATGAAGTGCAGATATTGCCGACGGCAAACAAACAATTAACAAAAAACATTACAGTTGAAAAAATTCCGTATTTTGAAACATCCAATTTATCCGATGGAATTACTGCATACATAGGAAGCGAGGTCGAAGTAAATTATGGCTGAAAAAAACATCTCTAAAGTGGTATATGGTGGAAAAACTTTAATTGATTTAACCGCCGATACTGTTACGGCGGATAAGATACTTAGCACGTATACCGCCCATGATAAGAGCGGTGCTCCGATTGTAGGCACGTGCACTTTTAACGCCGATACATCTGATGCAACAGCGGCAGGCGCAGAAATTTTGAGCGGTAAAACAGCGTATGTGAACGGCGTAAAAATTACAGGCGAGATGAAGAACAATGGCGCTGTCAGCGGCGTGATTAGCAAAAAAGCTGACAGCTACACCGTGCCTATTGGTTACCATGACGGCGCAGGCAGGGTAGCGATCAGTACCACGGAGCAAGCTAAAATTATTGCAACCAACATCAGGGCAGGCGTATCCATCTTAGGTGTAACAGGTACGATGAGCGGCACAGAGAGTGTTAAGGTACAAGCTAAAACTGTTACGCCGACCACGACACAGCAAACCGTGTTGCCTGATAGCAGTCAAGGTTTTAATTACCTTTCGCAAGTTACCGTTAACCCTATTCCGTACAACGAGAGCGACAATGCTCAGGGTGGGAAAACCGTTACCATAGGCTAAGGAGTGTAATAAATGGCAGTGAATAAAGTTATTTATGACGGGCGTACGCTTGTTGATTTGACAAGCGACACCGTCACTGCCAACGATTTGGCAGAGGGAATCACAGCAACAGGTGCAGACGGCAATCCGGTTGTCGGGGTGATGCAAAAGGGCGAGATAGCGACTAATAGCGAGATTGATAATGCCCTAGCCTTGGCAGGCACAGGCACAATCCCCAGCGGCGGCGTTGTCCCCATAGCGCAAGGCGGTACAGGCGCAACAACAGCCGCACAAGCAAGAGCTAACCTTGGAGCTGTTGCGGCAGGTGATTTAGCAAGCGTTGCCACAAGCGGCAATTATAATGACTTGACCAACAAGCCTACAATACCGTCAACGGCAAACACAACGCTGACAGGTAGCACGTCAGCAGAAACGCTTACAGTCAGCAAGACCCTCAACATTCCCGGCGGTCAGATATGGATAGGGTGATGATATGGGTACGATGAGTAAAAAGCTGTATATTAAGCAGACCAACGGCACAGCGGTAGGCTGTAACATATACACAACATCGGCAGAGGCAGGTGACAAGGCGTTGACTGTCAGAGTGGACGGCGTGGCAGGATATGTTGCGTTAAAGCCTATCACCGACGCAAACGCCACGGCAGGACGTGTCAGCATGGGCGGCGTGACATACGCAATCGCTACAAAACATGAGAGCGGTGGTACAGCCGTGCCATATACGGAAAAATCATGGACAGCGGCGGGGAGTTATACATTTACTGTCCCCGACGGCGTATCTCGCCTGCGTGTAGCCTTATGCGGTGGCGGAGCTGGTGCTGGTGGCTTTGGTTCCGGCAATACTGGCGGCGATACACGAGCGTTTGACTTATTTGCGACAGGCGGCGAGGGTGGCTCGGCGTGGACATATGGCAACGGCGGCACTCCCAACGGTTACGCGTCTGACGGCAATAAGGTTACTGACGGCTTTGCGTTATCTTTTGATAAGGCGAGCGGCGATTACGGCAAGGGTGGCAATTACGGCGGCTCGGGTGGTTACGATAGCCAATATGTTACTGTTGCCGCAGGGCAAAGCTACACGCTTACTGTTGGCGGAGCTGGCGGCAGCGGCGGCACAGGCGGTTTTGTATTGATAGCTTATGGAGGTGATATTTGATATGGCGAAATTGATAGACCTTAACGGACTTGCTCATGTTTACAGCATTATCAAAGGGATGCTTGCCGAGAAGTTGGGTAAAAACGATGTTGCTACGGTTGCAACATCGGGCAGCTACAATGACCTTAAAGATAAGCCTGCCATTCCAACAGTGCCAACAAAGGTATCAGCGTTTGCAAATGATGCAGGCTATTTGACGCAGCATCAGTCTTTAGATGGTTATGCGAAAACATCCGGCGCAAACACATGGACAGCGGAGCAGAGCTTAAACAACGTCAACATCACATATGAGCGTTATGCGGCATCGTCTGTCAGCGGCACATCGGCTACACCGACAGCATCAACAGCAGTGTATGCTGCAACAGGCAATTTTACGCTTGATTTAAACAGCATTGCTGGCAGCCTTACCAACGGTCAAACAACTGTGTTTACGGCACGCATTAACGCTACTGCTGATTATACGCTGAGCATCAATATCGACGGCGTTATCAGCTATATCGGTAAGGCATCAGATGTAGCTATCACAAGCGCAGGACTGTTGCTTAACGTTTTTATAAGCCGTTTGGACAACTCCACGACCTGCATCGTGCAGGCATCCAAATTATCGTAGAGGTGATAGCATGGGACTGAGCAGGTTGTTTATGAGGGCAGATAGCAAAAAACAAAACACGCTTGTAATGACAATGGGTAGTAGCGGTTATCAATATGGCTACAGCAGATACTATGCTAACTATGGCGAGATTGAGGGCGAAGTTATGCACGACGGCAAGGCTGTGACATTGAAAATGCTATGCTATTATAGCGGCTATCTTGACTTTGCATTTGATATTGACGGCGTGACAAGCGGCTCATATAACATTACCGTCAACGTGACCGAGGTTGATACAGGCAGGACGGGTACAATCACTCTTGATGTGCCATATGCAAGCCATATCCCCGGATTTTACGTTAGCCCCGATAAAGTGCCAGCTGATTTATCAAGATTTTTTGTCGCTGCTAACGTCGGCAAAAAATACACTGTTGAGCTGATTTTTAATTAGAGGTGATTAAATGACTACATACACATACAAGGGCAACACATATCCTACGTTATATGAGTTGTCTGAAGTCTTAGGCAAAGACGGCGTGTTTATTCCATTGTCAATCGGTGACGAGGCTTTAACAGAATTGGGTGTAACTGTTACGCACGAGGAAGAACCTATTGAAAACGTAAAACAGCGTAAAATCTTGATGTTAAAGCGTCAGCGTGACACTGCCGAGGTTGAACCGATTGAATACAACGGACATAGCTTCGACTATGATGACAAAGCTAGAGACCGCATCAATGCAGCTATTATCGCTTTGTCTTTGCAAGGAGCTGATGCGTCTATTGATTGGACTACGGCAGATAATCAAGATGTTAAAGTGACAGCTAATGACCTGCGCATGGTTATCGCTGCCGTGGCGGTGCGCTCAAACAAGCTGCATACTGCATATCGTATAGCAAAAGAAAAAGTTGAAGAAGCCACTACGGCAACAGATGTAGAAGCCGTGTCGTTTGAAATTTAATTTATAGGAGTGTAGTGAAATGGTGGAACAATCTTTGGATGCTGCGTTAAACTCTATTATTAACGTTATATCCGGTTGCGTAATAACGCTGCTTATTACGATGTACAAACAAAAGAAAAAACAAAATGATGCTTTAAAAGCAGGACTGCAAGCTTTATTACGTGACAGAATTATCCAGGCTTATAATCATTATGTCCAGGATAAAGGTTGGATACCAATCTACGCAAAAGAAAGCATAGATGCCTGCTACAAGAGCTACGAAGCTCTTGGCGACAATGGCGTAATCGACAATCTTATGCAACAGATTAATGAATTGCAGAACTATCCGCCGAAGAACAGAGGTGAAGAAGATGCGTAAATTAATTAACATGTTAAAGAAGGATGACAACGCTTATAGCGTGGGCAGAATCTGCGCTGTTGTAGGCTTTGCCGTTTGGGTATTGGTTACATTATGGCTTGCATTTTTCGCCAAAACTTGGGGCAACTATGAAAGCTGCACACTTGGTATGGTGGCGCTGCTTCTGGTCCAGCTTGGAAACAAGGCGATTGAAACGAGAGCTTTTAAAATTTCAAGTGAAGAAGTTAACAAAACAACTAAAATGTGAAATTAAAGGAGTGATAATAATGATTATTACAGGTATGGCGCACTTTGAGAGTGTATGCAAAAACAAATTAGTTGAATGGTACAACCATAATAGCAAAGAGCAAATTACGCTTGAAAATGTGTTTGTGGTTTGGGCGTGCAAGACGTTGCAGAACTACAAGGCGTTGTTATCAACGACCGTCAGCGGTGACGGTATTTATGCTGAGTATACGTACAACGGTGACAAACAAGAAATGTATGAGGACGTATACAAAAAAGTTTCTAACCGCTGCTTAAAAAGTGAGTGAGGTGATAGCTATGGACTGGAACAAAAGCCTTGCAAAAGAGATTGCAAAAGGCATTATCGCAACAGGAATTGAAGGTGGCTATGACAGCGTGGCAAAAAGCACTGCATATGATTATCCGTCAATCGGTGTCAGCCAATGGGAAGGGAATAGAGCAAATGAGCTGCTGAGAGCTATCCCCGGTGGCACAGAGTATGCAGACCGCACCTACATTGATATTAAGGCAAGCGGGGAACTGCCGATGCTGAAAGAGCTTTTGAGAAGCGAAGCAGGACAGCAGGCGCAATTAGAACAATTATCCCGTGACTGCCTGCAATACGTCGATGTGCTTCAGCAGGTGCCGACGTTGGACGATACACGTTGCATTATCTATGCCGGTATGTGGTGCCCTACATCTACTTGGGTAGTTAAACGCTTTTTGGCTAACAGATATATGCACGTCGACTTGCGCAGTCTGGAAGCACTCTATAAACTGTTTAAGGACTACTACTGGATTGCAGCAGATGTTGGAGAAATCTACCGCCCCGGTTATGCCAATAGAGCGCAAACTACTTATGAGTATGTTGCTGGCATTGATTTGACAACACCATACGGCGTTCCTGCTTATGGTGAAGCTGGCAATGGAAGATGATTTAAAGCTCATGCTTTAGATATAGTCACCGACAAGAGGTTTAGTTATTCTCTCCTATACGTGTAGCATTTTCTGGTAATTTTTGCGTAATAGTCGGTGACGCATTTATAATGATTGGAGGTGATACAATGGAAGAAC